CACACGTGACATCTAAAGTTTGTACCACGCATACTACCTGGATAGTATTGATAAATTCTTCCTTGCTCTAGGTTAGTTTCGTTACCTACTGCAAAATCATATTTGGTTTGTAATAATGTTGTTAAACTTGCCATAATTAATCCTTAACTTATAAATCTAATCCTCACTGCTCCAAAGCCACCTCTGATTGCGTGATCTCTAACACCTGGACAAGGGTTAGGTCCTCTACCACCAGTTCCAACTGGAAGCACTGGTACACAACCATCGTTTTCATAACAGCCACAAGCACCACTGAAACCCCAACAAGATGACCAAGGTATACCGCCTGTTGGGAATCTACCTGATCCTAATCCTGATCTGTGTTGGTGATGACCTTGACCTGACCATTGAGCGAAACCGTTACCGTCATCATTTGTATATACAATCATTCTTCCCTCTTTGGAACCTTGTCCCGCTGGAGTTGGAATGTGGTGATTAAACATACAAATACATGAAGGATAGCAACCAAATGCTGACACACAAGAATTTAATCCTGGCTTGTTAATCTCTCCACCATATGCACAGGCTACCCATGCCCCGTTACACTGGTTACAAATAATTCCACATTGGTTGTTGTCTGTTTTTGTTACACAGAAACCATTTGCTCTGTAGCAACAATAAAAACTGTTGTTGGTTGAACAAAAAGATATTCCACCTCTACCACCTTCTGCACATACGCAAGTCTCTGTGCCACCTATACAAAATCTTAACATAGTAGGTTCTGAACAACCTCTAAAACATAAACTTGATGAATTTCCACATGACTGACCTAGACAACCACAAATGTAATCGCCTGCCGACATAACAACTGTTTTCTTAACATAGGCACCTGAGTTACCTGGAAGACCAAAACCACAACAGCACATCTCAGCGCCTGAACCACCTGGTCCCCACGCCTCTACTACCGCTGTTCCTGATGTATTCGGATGGAAACAAAATCCGCACCATATTCGCGAGTAGTTCGCTCCGTCGTGATATACAAAAATCTGACCTTTCTCTAGATTAGATTCTGCAACCGATACGAATGCGTCCTGCTTTGTACCGAGTAATGATTTTAAACTTGCCATAGTCTCCGTTTCCCTAATTAGTTTTATAAGTGTAATATAATAAAAATATTATACAGCACCTACGACCCAACCGTAAGTTGCGCCTGTGTAAATTAAAGTTATAATCGCACCATTTAAGTCAAGTGTTAAGTCGTCTGCACTTCCTTGAATTAAAGATGAATTTCTTGCAACAGTTACGTTATTAGTTCCGAAACTAGAGTTTGCGTCAATGATCTGAATTGTGTCATTAACTAATAAACTTGCGTTCGCAGGTAACGTAATTGTAAAAGTTCCTGAAGAACTGTTTGCTAAGATTCTCTCATTTACCGCCGCTTGGTGTGTCGTACTCACTATTTTAGTGGATACTCCAGCAGTTCCAGTTGTTGATATGTATCTTCCCATTTTTTTGTTTCCTTCGTTTATACTATTTATGTTAAATTACATAAAATTAAGCAGTACTTGTTTCTATTCCAGTTACAACCACGCTTACGTTAGCCGCACTTGAATATGCAACCAATTTTTGCGTTGCCGCAAGTACCAAACCAGTTCTTTCTAAAACCCCGTGACTTAGAATTTCCGTCTCATATTCAACGTATTCTGCGTCATCTGGAGTCGCACTATCCGCCACCGCTAATCTTACTGCAATGGCTTGATTACCTCTGTTACAAAACGATACTGTTGCAACCGTGAAAGTTGAAGCAGGCGTTGTATACACAGTGGTATTGGTAGCGGCTGAAAGATTTGCTTTACCTATTCTTCCTGATGCCATGTCCTTTTTCTCCTTTTATTAACTATGTATCAACATATTCATTGCTATTGGCACACCTGTTACCCCTTTTGTGAAGTTTGCAACACTGCTAATAGTAATTTTACTGTTGTTACTTGTACTTATCGTATTACCCGTAATTACCACTAATCCAGCAGTAATTAAGTTAACATTGAGCGAACTTGCACCACCACCGATCTGTGAAGCGATATAAGTTCTAATTGCTCTCTGTGTTGGAACAATGGAGTCCGAATTAGCCGCCATTGTACCATCAGTTGAGAACTCGTTAATTGAAGCACTAGATCCTCCTAATGCTAGATCTCCCAACTGTAATTCTTGTAGTCCTGAAATATTAAATGCATCTGCATTCAATGAAGCAATACCAGTTGCCTGTTCTACGTTGAACAAGTCACCAACTCTAAAGTTACCGTCTTGGTCAGTTGAAGTAAAGAATACTCTACCACCGCCGCCTTCAACAGTTTCGTTAGCCGGTATTGGATTCTGATTTGGTGAACCTGGATAGTTAGTTGAACTAAAGTTACCAGTACCAATATCTAAGAAATCGTGTCCAGTTAATCTGTTTTGTGAATATCTAATTCTTATAGATAGACTTGTACCATGATCCGGAGCATACTGCGCCGTTACATTTGGTGAAACTTGTAACAATGCACTGTAAGGTGTTTGTGTTCCAAGTTGTCCATTTACAGATACAAGTTTGTAATATACTCCTGGTCTGTGACCAAATTCAATGTTTGCACCTGCTCTTGGTAAGTCACTTAAATTTTCTACCTGTATAAATTTACCAGACTGATATGAATCTCTAAATCCACCAAATAATTCTGCTGTACCACCGCTTGAGTATGCTGTGTAGTTACTTGAATCTAATGGAACTGTAAATCCATCATCTGCAAAAAGTTCAAATGAAGTTGTATTAACTACTCTTACGTAGTAGAATACGCCAGTATTTAATTCTGTCATTCCAACGATGCCAGTGAATTTAACTCTATCACCTGAACTGTAATTGTGTGCCGCCTGTGTAGTTACAACTGGTGGTCTTGCTTGAGTAATTCCTGTTACTGTCGCTTGAGTACCTTGTGCTGTAATTACCACTGCCGCTGTTTTGTAATCGATACCACGTGAAACAAAAGTTGGTGGACCTAACACACCATCGCCTATGTATGATTGTAACGTTGCGTCTGATGTATTGTTAGGATCAACTAGTGTAACTGTTGGTGCACTTGTATAAGAAGCACCACAATCGATCATTCTAATTTGTGTAATTTTATTTGTAACAACTGATGCGATACCAACTGCTTGTCTTGACGCTGTTGAACCATCTCCTGCTGGAGCACCAATCTGTACTCTTGGAGTTATTTCATAAGTTGTAGTAGAATCTAAACTTGCTTCAACACTTACACCACCTAGTACATCAAAACCTGCAGAATTGTCTGAAAGTTTTTTCATAGTTGCAATTTTACTTGCCGAATTGTAAGTATCTATGTAACCGTATTGACCTGCACCTTTACCTTCAGTAATTAACAAGAACATTCCAACATACGCACCAGAGGCTCTACTATCTGCCGCCGCCAATGTGATTTGTGTAGTTGTTCCTGTTTGTGCTGAGTTAGTTGTTGTTATGTAACCATCTCCACCTAAGTTGTTACCTGCTGGATCAGTTACTCTAATTTCGTAAACACCACCTGTATTAACTGTCGCCGCTGGTGTGTTTAATCCGTAACCATCACCTGAGAAAGTTAAAGTAGTTTGGTTAGCAACATATTCTCTACCTGCATTTTTGTAGAAAAGACCTTGTATCGCACTACCATCTGTGAATACATCTGCAAGTGCATCAGTTGATCTGTTGTTTACAGTTGCAGTAACTGGAACTTCTGTTGAATCAACTCCTTCTGATACACAACCAAAGTCACCATATGATGAGTTACCGTTTGTTGCTCTAATTTTTCCACCGTTCTCTGCAAGATAGCCAATGTGTCCGTAGTATGAGAATACAGAAACAAGTTCTGCTCTTCCCAAGTTAGTTACCCACGCACCTATACCATCGGAAATTACCTGTGTAAAGTCGTTAGCAACGATTGAATCATTTCCACCTTCGTGTAAGTTACCATCAATTTTCAATCCAACTGCCGCTGTACCAAAGTTTGTAACGTTTTGTACATAAGGTGATCTACCACCTGCTCTACATACAACTTCTTGTTGGACTGCGTTTGCAGTTGCACTTACCCATCTGTGTACGTATTGGTCTCCACCGCCACTTGCACCAACATTTACTTGAATTGTTGTGTCAGTAACTGCTTCAACTAATAATTCTTTGCCTGCCGCTGGGTCAGTTGCTCTTGGATAAGCATGATTTGTAGCATAGTTGTCCTGTGAACATTGGAAAGTTAAACTTCCTGTTGTAATTCTTACAGACTCACCTGCTTCCATGTTGTGAGCACCAACTGTTAGTACTGTTGTTCCTGTTGCAGGATCATATGTACCATTTGTTGGAGTGTATTGTACTGTTCCAGCCGCCGGAACTGCGATCCAAGTTTTGTAATCTTGTGGACCGTATCCTGGATCTAATGAAACAAAAGCACCTGCTGAAGGACGTTTTGTTCCAAAACTGTTTGCTGAACCTAGTGTACCTGTTAAACCTTGTAGTGTACAGTTTCTTAAACCAGTTGCGTTTCTCATATGGAACATATTTTTAGTAGTTGAACCTTGTACTGCGTTCACATACCATTCTGCACCTTGTAATGATCTCTGGTTACCTGTAAATTGTAAGTCGTAAATTATTCCATCTACATAATCTTTAATGTCATCTTCACAGTCTGAAACCACAAAACTTACGCCTGGATTATTTCTTTTAACATATTCAGCCGCTTCTTTGGCAATAAATTCTCTGTTTGCTAAAAGTCTTAATCTTGCATCTGTAAATCCTGCTGTGAATTCAGCGATATTGCTACCTGCAAGTGCTGGTTCCGAACCGTTTGCATTGATTTTGAAGTCAATGTATTTCTCAATTTGATCAGCGATTGTAGCCGCTCTTGTACCAGCCGCCGCCGAACCTGCCGGAGCATCTGTGTTCTGTGTTAATGTGTTTCCTGAAGTAATTGCTGTGACTGGGAAAGTTACTGCAACACCAAGTGTTGTGTTACCACTGCCACCAACGATCACTGTGTTTGCTGGTATAGTGATGTTGTCACTAATTTGATAATTTTGTCCCGGAGCCGCCACTGTTAATGCAGTTACGAAACCAAAACCGTTAGTTGTAATGTTAAATGTTGCGCCAGTTCCATTACCACCTGTTGAAGAAACTGCTGATGCAGTACCTTGGTTTACTCCCAAGTAACCACCTGGAGCAGTAATTGAAACAACACCACCTGATGGTGTTTTTGTTACTGAGTTATTCTGGATAACATCACTTATAATTGCTTCCATACGTTGTATACCTTGTAGACTGTATTGTGTGTCTGAAGAGTTAACAACTGAAGCCGCTGGTCTGATGTTTGTTGATCTTAATTCATCTCCAACAACTGCTGTGTTTCTTGAAACTCTCATTGGAAGAATTTCGTTGTAAATTCCTGTCTTAACATTTAAAGTAATGTTAGGATTGTTTGCCGCAGGTATACCATTTACGTTACCTGCCGTAATTGCATCTGATGAATATTTCATCAATGTTTCAATTAAATCTGTAGAACCTGCCTCAGCAATGTAACTTGCATTTGAATATTTAGGCGTTGAACCTTGTAAGTTACTGTGCGATGCATTAGCAACAACTAATTTAGCAATAGCACTCGCTTGTACAATCGCCGCTGAAGTTTCTGCTTCCTGACCAGTTACGTATGAAGCACCTGCTGGTGTAAAGTAATTTAATGCTGAAAATCTTGATTTAACGTTACCGCCGTGTGTTAAGTCATGTATTGTTGAGTCAACAATTATACCAATATCTCTTCTACATTTCGTTGCGTTGTACGTGAACGAACTTGTAAATGGTGGAGTATTGTTAGAAATCTGTGCGTTGATCCAAGCAATAGTTTCGTCTTGAATGTATGCTTTGTTTCTTGTAAGCATATAAGCCGCCTGTGGATTGTTTGGACCTTTATCAATTTCATGTAGTGCATATCTGATTGTTTTCCATGCTCTATCTAATGTTACACCTGATGTCGGTGCTGGTTGGTCCGTTCCATTTGGACTTACATAATAAACTTGATCAATTTTACCAACGTTACCCCATTCAGGTAATGTTCCTGCCGCGTTAACAACAAGTGCCTGACCTGCTGTACCGATTGGTAATCTTTGTGGACCTGATGCACCATAAATTAAAATGTCACCTTCTGCAGATAAAACATCATTCTCAGGACCGCCTGATAATAATTGCCATACAGAAGTATCAACACCTGCACCTGCTGGATAATCTGGTTGATTGATTGTGCTTGGTGCTTGGTTGTTTGATGTGTGTGAAGTAACACAAATATAAGATGTATCTGTGTTTGTTGTTCCTCTTACAATATCACCTTTGTCATAGTAAGTTGCATTCGCCCAGTTGCCTTTCCAGTATAAACCTTCGTTAAGTTTATTCCAGTAAACAACATTAGGTGGTCTATTACCTGTTGAGTCTGCAATGTTAATGTAAGTGAAACCGCCAACTCTTACAACGTCTCCAGTTTTGTATGCTGTACCGTTGTTGTAGTCGCCTCTTAAATTAAATCCTGTTACAAATAATGCCCAGTCACTTGTTTGTGTTGACGGAACTTTATTTGTGTTTAAAGTTTTTGCAACGTATTGGTAACCTCCGTAAGTTACAGTGTCACCTGGTTGATATTTTGTTGCTGAACTCCATGAATCTTCAAATTCTAAACCTGGTACAAATAATGACCAGTTAGCCGAATCTGCATTTATGTCTGTTGTTGATGTGTAACCTGTTGTACAGATGTATAAGTTTGCTCCACCTTTAACAACATCATTTGCTTTGTATCTTGTCGTACCTGCAAAAGTACCTCTGTACTCAATACCTTTGTGTAAGTATTGCCATTTTGCTTGATCAGTTTCTAAACCATCTGCCGCAGAAGCCGCCGATGTGTGACCTGTTATACAAACATAAATTTGTCCACCATAAGAAACTGTGTCGTTTAATTTGTATCTTGTAGATGTTGCCCAAGTGTTTAACCAATTGAAACCTTTTGAAAATGCTTCCCACTTCGCTTGATCATTTTCTAATCCTAAAGATGTAGTTGCCGCTGAAGTGTGTTCAGTAATACAAAGGTAAATTGTTCCACCGTATTTTACTAAATCGTTAACTTTGTATCTTGTGTTAATAGCCCAAGAAGATTTGTAATCAAAACCTTCAATGAATAAATCCCATTTAGAAGAATCAACTTCTAATCCGTCTGATGCACTTGAAGTAGATGTGTGTCCTAGGTTTGCAATGTAAATGTAACCACCGTATTTTACGATGTCATTTGGTTTGTAAGTTGTGTTAAGACTCCAATCGCCTTTCCATTCTTGACCATCGGACATCAACGCCCAATTTGCCGCTGTCAAATCAACTTGGAATGATGCGTTAGCCGTGTGGTTGACAACACAGATATATGTTCTACCACCGTATCTTACAACGTCATCTACACTGTAAATAGTGCCCGTGTACCAAGCACCTTTCCATACAAAACGTATTCTACCTAGTTTAAACTCTGCCATGGGTTAAAATTTCCTCTTATTAAAGTTATTTATCATTATTGTCCATATCCGTTAGATGGGTCATTTGCACTAATCGGATCTCCTTCATTTAATTCAGTACTTGCAACACCTCCCGTAAAGAAGTTTAATGCTAGTAAGTAACCGCTTATTCCACCCGCTAATTCAGTGGTTTGCGGGAAAGTTATTGTTCCAGTAGTTGGAAATGCTTCATTGAAAATTTCCGCATTTCTTACTTTAATTTGACCTGCTCTGAAACCAGAAACGTTCAAATTAGCACCACCACCTGATACTCTGTTTCCAATGAAACTTACTATTGCTTTTTGTGTTGGTACAACTTCGTTAGAATTCGCAGACATAGTTTCGTCTGTACTAAATTCTTTTACAACAACTTCTGTACCACCTAATACTACACCACCTAAACTTAATTCACTTAATCCTGATAAGTTGAATAAGTCTGCGTTTAGTGTAACAATTCCAGTTGCCTGTTCTACTTCAAATAATTCACCTGTTCTAAAATTACCATCTTGGTCAGTTGAAGTGTAGAATACTCTACCACCACCTGCCATTTTGACTTCTCTATTTTGTTGTGCTTCGTAACCAAATGTAAATCCTAGGTTTGTGTATAAATCTGGATAATTTGTTGTTGTAAATCCACCAGTACCAATATCTAAGAAATCGTGACCAGTCAATCTAATTTGTGAATACTTTTGTCTAATTGTTAATGTTGTTTCATGATCCGGAGATTCATTTTCTTTGAAACTTGGAGATATTCTAAACGTTGCTGATAAGTTTGGAGCACTTCCAGATACATTTGTAATCTGTGTTACTCTGTAAATTTGATCATTGATGCCATTAATGTATAATAAATCTCCTGGTCCCGGCTCTAAAGAAAGATCCTTAACTTTAATTACTTTACCAATTTGATATTCATCTGCAAATCCATCGCCATCGATAGTTGCACTTACGTTAATGAAACCTGTTCCTCTATTAGTAAATGTTGGTTGACTCAATACTCCATTTGCTATTCTAGTTTGTAAAACTGCATCTGTTGTATTTCTGTTATCCGTTAATGTATAGTTAGGCGCTGAAGCGTAACCACTTCCCGGATCAAAAATTTGTATTTTAGATACTTTCCCTGCGTTCGTAATTACTCTGCAAAGTGGTGGTGCACCTTTTTTCAATACATCTGCCGTACTCATTGCAGTAGATTTTATCGGAATGAAATAATTTCCTGCACTTCTACCTTCAACTATCTTGCCATAAGTTCCTGAAAGTGTGCTTGTAAGTTGTTTCCAACTGATACCATCGTAACTGTAAGCAGTTTCACCATTTGCTGTGATTCCAACAAAAGTTCCTTGCATACCAGTAACTTTATATGGTCCTGTATGTGGCAAAGTATCTGATTCTGTCCAAGTTGTAACAGCACTTGTTGAACTTTGTGCCACGTTTGCATTTGTAACAAAAATTTTGTTTAATGAAGTAGAATCATCTAATGGAGAATCTTGAACTGGCATTAAGAATTTTCCATTTTTGAATACTAAATCTTGTGCAATATATTTTGGTCCACCAACACCTAATCCAACGTTTGCCGCCAATTGCCAATTAGCACCATCATCTACTGATTCCCATGTTTGACCATATTGGTCTGAAATGATAAACAATCCATTACCAGCCGCCGCGTATTTGAATATCGCTGTTGATCCATCATATGGTTCTACCTGTGCGTTTGTCCAACTTGAACCGTTATCTGTCGAACGATATACAACACCTGTGTCTGAAACTATAATCCATGTTTGACCGATTGCCGCAACTCCTGTGAAAGTATCAGAACCAACTGAGCCACTTATGTCGCTCCATGTTGCACCATCGTTAGATGAGTTTACAACACCACTTGAAGATACAGCAATAAATTTATTTGCATTGCCTTCAATGTCATTCCAAGTTGTTGTAGACACTCCACTACAAGCAGTGAAAGTGTTGCCATCAGTTGTTCTTGCACCTCTTCCGTTTCCTAATAAAACTGTAATATTTGTTGAACCTATTCTTGTGTGTGTTCCAACAGCATAATCTCCTGCAATTGGTAAACTTTTAGTTGAACTTGAATATGCTGGTTCACTGAAACTAATTCTTGGCTCAATGAAATATTTTGTTGATGGATCTAAAGGATTAGCAATAGGGAAACCGCCTAGTAAGTGTTGCCAACCTGGAGTATTATCAAATTCTTTTTTAACTGTTGCAACTTTTGTAACTTCGTTGAATGTATCAACTATTGCGTATTGTCCTCTACCTGTTCCTTCCCAAATGTAAATTCTTTGTCCGACTGTTTGTGCCGTAGTACCAGTGTATTGTGCATTTAATTTTATTGACGTAGTGTCACCAGTTATTGCTGGACCAGATAAACTTGTATAACCGGCACCGCCTGCTGGAGTTGAATCTCCTGGACCCATTACTCTAATTCTGTTTACACCACCATCACGTGTGTTTGCATATCCTATTTCACCTGCCGCACCTTGACCAGAACCTGAAATTGTTATTGTTGCCGCTGTGTAATCTTGTCCTGCGTGTCCGTAAGCGAATGCAAAAATTTCATTTTCATCATTGTATACAGCGTCAACTGTTGCTTCTTTTGTTCTGTTGTCAATTTTACCTGTGATCGGAGTTTCTGATGAAATAACACCTTCTGCTACTGAACCAAAGTCACCATATGAATTGTTACCATTTGTTGCTCTTACTTTTCCTCCGTTGGTTGCTAGATATCCTATGTGACAATAGTATGTAAACACAGATACAAGTTCTGATTTACCTTCACCGTTTGCCCAATATCCAATACCGTCGGATATAACCTGTGTAAAGTCATTTGCAACAATAGATTTATTTCCACCATTGTGCAAATCACCGTCAACTTTCATTCCAATACAACCTGTTCCAAATGTAGAAACGTTTTGTACGTAACATGATTTACTTGTAATCCAAGCACTTGCATCTGTTGGTCCTGTTCCTGGATTTAACGTTACAAATGCTCCACCTGTTGGTCTTTTTGTTCCGTATTGATTTACTGCTCCTAGTGTACCTTGTAAACCTTGTAAAGTCATGTTTCTTATTCCAGAGCCATTGTTTACTCTAAACATATCGTAACCTGTCTCAAAACCTGACTTAGGTTTAATTGTTGTACTTCTTAATTCATCTCCAACTAAGGCGACATCTCTTGGAACAGTGATTGGTAATTCTTCTTCATATATTCCAGTTTTAATGAATACTGTCGCAGGTGCTCTGTTGCTTAAATCTTGTTGAATATAATCTGTGGCATATTTTACAGTTTTGAATGGTGCAGATAATTTGGTACCGTTGTTAATTGTGTCATTACCTTCAGGTGCAACATAATAAACTTTTGGAGTTACTTCAAAATCTTCCCAATATGGTAAACCGTTTGTGTTAACTTTTAATAATTGTCCCGCAGTTCCTAAACCTATTCTTAATCTTGTTGAGTCTGCTTGTTGTGTTTTAATATCACCTGGATATTCTAATACGTTTGGTGCGTGACCTTGTGCTAATAATCTCCAATATGGTCCAACATTTTCGGATGCAAAATCTAATGGCGGTTTAGCGTCAGATGAATTTGCTTCGTGTGTTAGTATACATCTATATAATGTACCTGCAACTGAAACAATATCACCTGGGAAGTAAGTTGACTCACCAACATTACCACCAATGTCTGATGCTTTCCATGGACCTTTCCATGCGTGACCATCTACAAGTTTTTGCCAAGGGAAAGGTTCATCTGTTCCAGGATCGTAGGTTGTATCCGTATCCGGATTTGTATTGCTGTGTGTTCTAACCGCGATGTATAAATGACCACCTGCTGTTACTACATCACCTGTTTTGTATTCAAAAGGTGTGAGTTGACCATTTACTAATGTTTGTCCTACCCATTCGCCTTTAAATGTGTAACCAACAATTTGTAATTCCCATGTGGCAGATGAATCTGTTACTGCTGGAGTAACTCCGATGTTACTTTGTAAAGCAACATATGTGTATCCACCGTAAAGAACAATATCACCCTGTTGATAATATTGTGATGTATTCCATAATTGTTCAAATTCTAAACCTGGTAACCATAGACTGAACTTTGATTCGTCCATGTTTTGTTCAATTGCCCAGTGTCCAGTTGTACATTTCCACATACCTGGAGACCATCTAACTAAATCATTTTTAGAATATCTCTTACCAAACTGGTAGTCACCTTGATATCTTATTCCTTCGAATACTGTTTCCCACTGTGCTTGGTTGGCTTCCAATCCATCTGTGTTTACGTTTGCTGTTCCATTTACCGATACTGCCGTAATTGCACCTGAACCATCTACTGTGTTAATTGTAATAACAGCATCATTGGCGCCAGTTGTTCCACCTAGTTCTGCTCCGTAAACTGTTAAAGTTCCTAAAGCAGTGTAACCTGAACCAGCATTAATTATTCTGCAATAATAAGTTGACGCAACTCTGAATATTGCGAATGAAAAGTTTGTACCAGACACGTTGCTAACTGCAACTGTTGGACTTATGAATTCATTTGTTGACGCTGATCTATGTCCTGATAGACATCTGTAAACCATACCACCATGATATACGATATCATCTGGATAGTATAAAGTATTGACTGCCCAATCACCTCTCCAGTTGTCTGATCTAGAATATTGATCCCAGAAATCTGCGTTGTATTGTAGTCCATCATCTGCTGTTGCTGAAGTGTGTGCAGTGTTACACTTCCAAATCGAACCACCGTAGATAACTGTTTGGTCAACATTGTAAAGAGTGTTTGGTTGCCATACACTTGCCCAATCCTCTCCACGTGCAAAGTAAACCCATTTAGTTTCATCACCTAATACACCATTTGATGCTGATGAATTAGAAGTGTGTCCTTCTATACATTTGTATATTAGACCACCAACTTTAACAAGTTCACCTATTTTGTAAAATGTAGATGGTTGCCATGCTCCGGTCCAACTTTGACCGTCCATCATCTGTGTCCATCTTGGAATAGTTGCATTTAAATCGTTGTAAAAGTTTGAGTCTGATGTGTGTACTTCCACACAAACATAAACTTTTGCACCGAATCTTAGGACATCATCTTTTACATAAAGAGTCCCTGCTGACCAGTCACCTCTCCATCTAAAACGTATCCTATCTATTCGAAAATCTGCCATTGATTAATTCCTTAATACTATTTATTTCCTCTAACTACTATAAGGTTCAACGTAACCAGTGTACGTTTGCGCCTCGTTAACTTTTAATACTAATTCACCTTCTTTATTCACATAGTAAAATAGGTTTCTTCCGTCCCATTTGTACTGTTCATAAACAAGGTTTTTATAAACCAATTTGTGTTGAGTGTCTCTTCCTTCAAAAAAGTCCTCTCCACGTGACCAGTTATTGTAATTGTCATCAATATTACCTGATCTGTTCAGTTCAACACCGTCTTCTAGTTCAAGCAGATCTGCTTTTACCATGTAAACTGTTCCATCTGAAGTTCTGCGTAAACCATAAAAATACCTGTTGTTACCAAGTGTTTTCTGTAATTCGTCTATGCCTACTCCAAAAACTTGTGCCATTATAATCCTTACGTTATAATATTAATTGTGTTACCCATACCACTGTGAATTGTACACTGATAATAAAGTGTGTTTGGTGCATTCATTGGTACAGTAAACACCTGTGTTCCATTTTGATTTCCACTCACACCAGAAGTATAAGCACTACCATTGCTAGATGTTCTAATTGCAAATGGGTGATTTGAACCAGTTGTGTTTACAAAAATGTATGTGTGTCCTCTGTTAAGGTATAACACTGGATCATTTGCTGTGCTTGGAAAACCTGGACCACTGAATGTGTAGTCTGATGAACCGTTAGCACCAATGCTCCATCTCATAGTTGGACCATTTTGTAATACCCAACCACTTCCGTTGTAATATAACACGTCTCCTTGTGATGCTCCCGTCGCCGTTACATCTGTCAAATCGTTTAGTGCTGTACTTGCCGCCGATGAAGCAACAAATTCTAATGCTGTACCGCCTGAGTTTACTTTTACAAATCTTCCTTCATTACCTGAGAAGTTTGAAGGAGTGTCTGTCAATCCTGTAAATGCTGTCGTAATAGTTGGTCTATTGTTTAAGTTATTGTAGTTTAAGAAATATGTGCTGTCTAAACCATCTAGTGTATCAGCATCTGATCCACCGCCACCACCTGTTGCGTCAGCCGCCGGTTGCCATTTTGTACCACTCCATTTTAAAACTTGTCCTGAAGTTGGTGGAGTAGATGTTGTGTCAACGTCAGATAAAGTATCTATTCCAAAACTTTGTGTAAGTTCTAAACCATCTTCTGCTGAATTTACTCTTAAAAATCCACTTCCGAATCCGCTGAAAGAACTTGGAGTGTCAGTCAATCCAGTAAATGTTGTTACGCCGGCACCACCGCCACCGCCGCCACCAGATACTGTTCCTGGTTTCCATTTTCCGCCACCTGCGTCCCAAACTAATGCTTGTCCGTTTGTCGGAGCCGCTGTCGTTGTGTCTACATCTGATAGAACATCAATGGACTTATTTGCATCTGCAAGTTTTACCCATTGTCCTGCGTGAGCATAATAAGCCGCATTCTCGGCGTGTACGTGGGCGAACATTCCGTGATATGTGACTGCACTTGGTAAACTTGCCAAATTGTCATAGTTGAAGGCAACCTTGTTGGCGCCTGGTGCGTTTAATAAATTATTTTGTACGACTGTTAGTGTCGTTCCGTTTCCAAGTGCAGTGTATAATTCACTGAAATTGGAATTCAGTTTTGTACCGGCATCACGTAACGAGTCACCCTGACCATCGTTAGGTAAAGTACCAGTGTTAATTAATTGTCTTGTCATTCTTCGTATCCTCCCACGTTTACGTTCTATCGAATGTTATTTCGTTACTATCAAATTTAATTGTGTTCTTATCCATAGTAAACACTCTTGGTTGTGTCACTAAAGTTTCATCAGTTTGTGGATACGTGATAGTACCGTCTCCTACTTTACTGTTTAATCGAACAACAAATTCTCCTTCGCTGTTGATGTAATAATTTAAATTTACATCGTCCCATCTAAATTGTTCGTATTTTAAATTTTTAAATGGTTTAGCGTGATTTAAATCTCTTCCTTCGTAAAAATCTTCACCTTGGTCAAATCCTTCATAGTTGTCAACAATAGCACCTGGAACGTTCACTGTTACAGGATCGTTGGCTTGTAGTTGGTCAACTTTTCCAATGTATAAAGTTCCTTCGTCTGTTCTTCTTAGTCCGTAGAAGTATCTCGACTTTATACCATTTTCTAAATATACAACTGTATCCTGTCCAACCGTATTTGACATCTTAACTTATCTCCACGTAACTTAATACACAATCAATCGAATCGTTAATATTTGATTGTACGTTTAAACTGTTTTGACTTGCAACAATTAATTTTTCTCCAGAGTTTAATACACGTAAACTGGAGTTGGGTGCAATCAATACGTCTTTTACTATAAAACCTGTAACTGAATCTGGAGTTGCTGTTAAAGTTACACTTGCTTTTACAACTGATTCTGTCAAATTTGCTAAAACCATACCAACAACAGTTGTATAAATTCCGTTTCCTGCCGTGTAAACAGAGTTAGGTACAGTTCCTATGTTTTTTGTTACATTGTTTCTAAAGGTCGTTGCCATTTTATTCTATCCTAATGTTACCGCCATTTGTACGGCTATTT